CACAGATAAAGAGTAGGTCGAAAACTAGGGAGAAAAGGCAATGGGTGGTTGGGCATGGATTGTTAGGCAATCAATCACCCTCCTCTCCCTAAACACTCACAAAAGCCAGCAGACCACCGACATTTCCTCACCGTTCTAACCGTGCGATCTTCCTATTTATTCCCATTTTAGACATATAATAAACATAGTTCCGGCTCGATCTAGTTTTGCTCCCTCATAGGTAAAAAGGCACATGTCGTCACCGTCCCAAGCGATTGATCGGGAATCGTGTAAATCTTCTCATTTCGCACACAAATAGGGGGGGGAGGGGGTCGCGACGAGCTGGGGTTGGATTATTATGATTGGTTAGGAGCCCATTAAAAAAGTTCCTAAAGGGGCTCTCTCCTTAGTTAAGCCCGTGTTTAAAATTTAGCCAAAAGGGCGACCCGTTGACAGGTATGCTATTCTTTGTTCTTAGCCCTTGTAGCTCAGTTGGCAGAGCGCGATACTTGTAATATCGAAGTCGCCAGTTCGATTCTGGCTGGGGGCTCCATTTTTAAAATCTGAGACAAAGGGGCTTGACACGTAGAGTATGATGGGCGAATGCAGGAAAAACCCATCGTGAAGGTGTTTAATGCCGCTAACGGATTTATCGTTGAGGACTGTGCAAGCAGCTCAGATACGGAATACTGGGCGTTTCAGACGGCTAGAGAGCTCTCTAAGTGGTTGGAGATACATCTGGGCTACCACGAAGAATTTGACCACACCTCGGAGCTCTAAGGATGGCTAAATCAAAGGGTGTAATAGCTAAGAGTGTGCAGGATGCGGGGATAGATGACCGCAGGTATGTGGAGGCGAAGAAGCCGAAGGAGGCTGTTAGGGCATTAGAGATGATTGCTGATGGGGCGTCATATTTGTCCATTATGGATGAGACAGGCTTGGGGTGGGAAGGTCTTATAGCCTTGAAGCACAGGCATGCAGGAGCCCTGGACAAGCGCAGGCAGCAATTGGCGAATGACGGGTTCTTGCAGACGGAGAAGATACGTTACATTGCCGACAAGAAGCTGAATATGCTGGCAGAGGATGACGATGCTTTACGCAAGGTGAGCATTAAGGATTTGATTCTGGCGGGGGCTATTAGCCAAGACAAGAGCTTTGATGCTATGGGAGAGGGGACGAAAGTGACAGTGGAGCATAAGGGAGGACAGCCAAGCATTGCTGACGCCATGAAGATGATTCAGGAGGCGCGGAATGCTTTGCAGAAGGAAGCTGTTCCCGTAGAAGCCGTGGAGGTGAGCAGTGACCCCGTATAAGAACGGACAGATTGTTTACACAGTGGTTGGGAACTTAAAAGGGATGGTGCTTGCAGTGATTTACGGAATGCAGGGGATAGCGTATTACGTCAGGCTTGAGGATGGAACCACAGGTGAGTTCTTTCCGCAGGAGCTAACAGATGCTAAGCAATTGGATTTATGAATTGGCGTAGCCATCCAGTATTAAAGCCGCCTACAGATGCGGAGATGGCAGAGATGGAGCCGGAGAAGCTGGTGGAGTTGTGGAAAATTTACCATTCTGCCATCGAAAATGCTGAACGCGATCCCTATCGCTACGGATTTGCGCTTCCTAATTGGGAATACGCAGACAAGGTGCTGGATAAATTCAGGACAGTGCTGCTATTTGGCGCGAACAGGTCATCGAAGACGACTTGGTGTTCAAGAAGGGTTGTTAAGTCTGCGCTAGAAAACCCCGGCAGCATCATCTATTGCTTCAGCCAGAACAAGGAAATCAGCGTTCTTGTTCAACAAGGCGAGGTTTACAAGTCATTACCAGAGGAATACAAGAGCAAAAAGCTAACGAGCGTAGAAAGCATTAACTACTCCTTCAAGAACGGTTTCACTGACAACAACTTAGTGCTGCCGAATAAGAGCAGGATTGTGTTCAAGTTTTATACGCAGTGGTTGCAGGATGACACGATTCTTGAGGGTATGGAGCTCGGAAGCCCTGACCCGAAGGTGGCAAACGTAGGAGCGTGGCTGGATGAATATTTGCTAGGGATGGATTTGATTGACCGTTTGTATCTGCGCCTTGCTACGAGAGATGCAAAACTCCTACTATCATTTACGCCGAAGGACGGTGAAACTGAGACGGTAAAAAACTTCCGAGAGAAGGCGCGGACGATTGAAACACGAGAGGTTAGGGAGGGGCTGTCAAGGCAACACCGCGTTCCTTATTATCAAGAGAACGAGAAGCTGAACACTGGAATTGTTTACTTCCACAGCAAGGATAATCCATGGAGCGGGTATAAGACATTGCTAGAGCAATGTGTCGCTAAGGGTGATGATGATTACGCCCTTACAGCGTTGTATGGCGTGCCAACGAAGATGTCAGGTAGCCAGTTCCCACTGTTTTCTACGGAGGTGAACGTAATTCCGCACAACAAAATCCCACGCGAAAACGTAACACGTTACATGATTCTTGACCCAGCTGGGCGCAAAAACTGGTTCATGTGCTGGATAGCGGTGGATGCAAACGAAACATATTACGTTTACCGCGAATGGCCCGACGTAAGCGTGGGTGATTGGGCTAAGTGGCATGGTGGTAAGATTATCGGCGGGGAAGGCTCTAAGGGGCTTGGATACGGCATACAGGACTACGTGGACTTGATTCTGCGATACGAGGCAAGCGAGAATGACGGGGAGAAGGGAGAGGATATATTTGAACGCATCATAGATCCTAGACTTGGTGCGGCGAAATACCAAAGCCAGAACGGGGCTAGCAGCATCATCGAGGACTTAGCAGATGCGGGGTTGTCGTTTCTGCCTGCCCCTGGGCTCGACATTGAGGACGGCTTGCAAGCCTTGCAAACCAAGCTGGCATATGTGCCGACAAAGCCCATTGACGGAATCAACCGCCCACACTTTTACGTTTCAGATAGGTGCGAGAACATCATTTCGGCAATGCAGCAATACACAGGGAATGGAGGGCCGGACGAGGCACAAAAAGATCCTATCGACTGCTTACGCTATGCAGCTATTTCTGGAATCAACTACATCGACCCAAAGGCGGTGAACTTCAAGAGCAATCGAAAATCAGGATATTGACATGGCTAAGAAAAGAATCAATCAACTCGCAGAGGAATTTGACGTTAGCATCAATGATCTAATGCGCCTCAAGGTGAAACTAGACCCATCCGAATGGAAGGGTGTGGGTCGCAATACGTGGTTTACCGAGGAAGGCGCGGAAAGGTTGAGACTAGCTCTTGATATTCCACTTGCCGTCCCCGACCAACTAAACGGGAAGGTGCTACGTTCTGCACGCAATCCAAATTGGGTTTATGCTAAAATCCAAGGACTAGAAGGGGCTCATCCCGTAGCAATCCCGCGCAAGCTAAAGGACAAGCTCATTGGAAAGACCATCGCAATTCATGCCATCGAAGACACTAAAGGAATCACATATCGACATGCCTCTTTGTCCAGACGTAACTGAAGACCCCGAATGGGGATTGGCTCAGTTCGATAGGCTTTTAGGTTTTGAGGTGCTTCAAGCTGCCATTAGCGCAGACCCTACGCCGATTGAACCAGCGGTATTAGCTGATAAACTAGGTGTTTACAAGGGATACCCCTATGCGATCTTGCGCGGAATAAGAAGCAAACTTTCAAATGGACAATAACGAAGCCTTAACATACGTCGAAAAGACACCAGATGTCATTGCGCTAAAGCACGCATACGACAATACACTTAACGAGCTTCAATCCTATTTCGACCAATGCCGTCAGAATTATGATGACCGTCGCAACTACTGGCCGGGCAAGAACCACGACATGCGCAAGTCTGGGGCCGATGCCTTCCCTTGGGAGGGTGCTTCCGACCTAGAGGCCCACGTTATTGACGAGCGTATCAACGCCTACGTCGCCCTGTTCATCTCTAGCATGAACCGCGCAAATATCCGCGCATACCCCGTTGAGTCTGGAGATATGACTAGGAGTCGTTTGGTTAGCGGGTTCCTGAAGTGGATGATTAGCAGCTACATCCCTCGTTTTCGCAAGGAAATGGAGCTGTCTGCAAACATGTTGCTTGAACGTGGCATTGCTGTAACATACGTTGGCTGGCAGCGCGAGGACAGGACATTCCTTCAAAGCCTTAGCTTAGAACAGCTTGCACAAGCAGACCCGCAATTGGCTCAGTCCGTATTAGACGGTGGAGCCGATGAAATGCTCATCCAGATGCTCCAACAGGTGTATCCTAGCGTGAACGTCAAGCGAGCAAAACGCGCCCTAAAGGAACTCCGCAAGACAGGCGTTACAGAAATCCCCGTTGTAAAACGACAAGTGGATTGTCCAGACGTTCAATCACTTACACCAGACGGCGACTTCTTCTTTCCGGCCTACGTCACAGACCCACAACGCGCCCCGTATTGCTTCTGGCGCACGTTCTACACCCCTCAAGAGCTTCTGAATAAAGTATCCACCGATGGATGGGATGAGGATTGGGTGGAAGAAGTGATTAAGAAATACAAAGGCGTAAACATCACAGGCATTGAACGTGATGCCAATGACCGCCGCTCTATTGCGATTTCCGACCAACGATACGAAGCTGACGACTTAATCGAAGTGGTGTATGCCTATCAGCGTCTCATTGACCGCGAGGATGGCAGCGAAGGTATTTACTGCACAATCTTCCACAAGGACTACGGCAACAATCGTGGAAGCGATGACGTTCCATATGCGAAGTTTGAATTGCTTAATGGATACGAAGATTATCCCGTAGTGGTCACTCGGTTGTTTGAGGAATCTAAACGACTCTACGATACACAAGCATTCCCAGAACTCTTGCGCGGGAATCAAATGCAAGTGAAGATTGAGCGCGACAGTCGCGTTGATCGCAACAGCATGGCCACACTTCCTCCGTTGATGCACCCTATCGGCAACGCCCCGAAGGACTGGCGTCCAGGCGGATTCAACGGCTATCGTCGTGCAGGTGAAGTGCAATTTGGCCCAACCCCTCAGTTTCCTTCTGGATCTATCGAGATGGAGCAGACGATGCTGAAGGTGGCTGATGGACTTGTCGGGCTAGACCCAGACCGTATTGAGAGCAATGACATTCGCCGCTTCCTCAACGAGAAGTGGCTCTATCACGTTCAGTCAGTGATTAAGATGTGCTTCAAGTGCTATCAGCGTTTCGGCCCTGAGAACGTATGGTTCCGTGTCACTGGAACGCCAGAGGCGCAGCAATTCACTAAGGGCGACCCCAACGACGACTTTGATATCATGGTGAGCTACGATGTCCTCAATAACGATCCTGAGACAATGGAAGCGAAGTTGCAGGCATTGGTGTCTCTGACACAGCTTGATAAGAACGGGTTGATTGACATTAATAGCCTTGTGGCGGTTGCCGCGTCTGCTATTGATCCCGTCCTTGCTGACAGCATCTTGCAGCCAGCGCAGGAAGCCCAACAGCAAATTGTGAAACAGGTTACGGATGACCTGGCTAAGATATTCGCAGGTATTGAAATGCCAGCACGTCCTAACGGCGCACAGATTGCTTTAGAGTCAATCAAGCAATACGTCAGCCAGCCTGACATTCAAGAGCGTGTCGAGCAGGATGAGGCATTCAAGGAACGCCTTGGCAAATACGAAGGGCAATACATCTTCCAAATGCAACAAGCTGAAAACGCGCAGATTGGAAAGATTGGAACGAAGCAAGCGGCTATGGGTCAGATTAACACTCAAAACATGCAGTGATGGAATTAGACAAAGCACTAGAAATTCTCTCTGGCTCTAAGCCTTTCGCCGTATTTCTCGCATACGTTGAGTCTCAGCGAGAGGGAGCTATTGCCAGCCTGCATGGAGCAAGCAAGGATGATGTTCAGCAAATCTCAGGAAAGATCGTCGCCTTAGACGAAATCCTGCAGAGCTGTGAGTATAAGAAAATACTCAAGAACACTGAGTTTATTCCTTAGCCGTCGCTCGTCTTAAAAACGCGCTCCGTTAGACATGAAATAAAAGAAACCCCTAAAAGAAAGGGGGAGTCTGAGGGGGATTTTAGCTTTTTGTCAAGCCTAAAATTTACACTTTGGCGGAAAGTAAGCCCAAGCATTAGGGAAGCTGCTCTTAAACAAAGAGATAGCGTCATCCTCATCCTCTGCAATTATTTTACAGAAGCCGCTACAAAGACTGTCGTTGCCTTCTGGAACATGAGGATTTCCGGCGCGGAGGTATTCAGACCATTGGATTGTGTATGTATTCATAGCATTCCTAACGCCATCACAAACGCGACAGCTTTTGTTTTAACAGTAGTTCTCTCGGTTCCCATGCTGTAATTGTGGTGAGTCCATTCGTATTCAAAGCCTTCTGGCGTTTCCGCCAAGCGTAGTTTTGATCCGTTAGCAGAAAGAGACTTGGCTCGCTCCTCAATCCCATTGAGCGTAAAAGGAGGTTTCATCGGCGTTTAGATGGGCGGGTTTTACCTAGCATCCAAGGCTTTTGACCAGACTGGCTGTAGGCGAATATCGGATTGAGGGTGATGACCAGAACCCCGTTGGTTCTACCCATGTTTCTAGCCACAGAAATATGCTCTGGGGCAACCCAACGCAAGTGCTTGGGGATGTGTTTCTCGTCGGGTTCCATAGTTGGGGGTTAGTAATAGTGGCATATGGCCATGCGTGTCAAGAACTAAAAAACGCCTGTGCTATTCTATGAATATCGCAATCGCTCAGCGTTAAAGAGTGGAGAATACATTTATGTCAAACGAAGTAAAGCCTATCGCCGGGGCCAAAGACAGTTCGGTGGAGAATAAGTCAGATAACATGTCGATTGGGGATATGCTCCACAGTCGCATTGCCGCAAAGATGCCGAAAGTAG